AACGTCTGATGCGGACTGCGGGATCATGAAGTCAAGAGCGGCGGTCGTGCGGCCAGCGTCCGACGCCAAGCGCCCCGCTATCCCGCGTGCCTGCTCCTCAGTCCCGCCCTGCGCAATCACGTAGTCATAGGTCTGCTTGGCAATCTCTTCCGGCATACCCATGGTTTTGCCGTAAGCTTGCGAGACGGACTTAGCAGCCTTGTCAGCATACTTGAGCAGGTAGGATGTGAGGGAGTCATCATCTTTGGCCATGGATCACCACTTAACCTTGTCAGCCCAATAGGCAGCTGAGGACGGACCTTTAGCAATGTTCTCTGCGTGGCGAGACTTGAACGAGGCGCGCTTGGCCTTCATGCGGTCTGACTCGCCCTCTTTAGGCTTACCGGCTGTGCTCGCTCCCTGCTCGCCGAACCGGATGATCTTCTCTTTGCCGTCGACCTTAGTCTTCACAACGTGGGACTTGGTCGGGTGGCTCGGTGTGCGCCGAGGCTTGTTCAGAGGCAGACTAGTCTTGTCGACGCGGTTAACCATCACTCGCCCCCTGCAACGCGAATTGCAGCCGCGTCAAGACGTGACCATTCGTTTGCGGAATAAAAGCTCATTTGTAGCCTCCACCCTTTTCCTTGTAACTCTTCGCAAGAAGCTGCGCCTTGCGAGCGGACCACTGACCAGCGGCAGTGCCTTGAACATTAGAGCCCTTGATCTTTTCAAACAATGTCTTGCGCATGCCGGGCTTCGTGTAGTTCCCGGATGCGTTCACCTTGCTCTTGGGCTTATCCATAGTAACCTCTTAGCGAAAAGACTTGACCTTCTGAGCGATGGCCTTTGGCTGCTTAACAAACTGCTTGCCCTCAGCCGAACCCTTGCGCTTTGCTTTCGTCGTCGCAGCGTACTCTTGAGACGATAGTGACTTGATCGCAGCTTCAGGAAGATACCGCTCGCCGGTCTCGCTAGATGGCTTGCCGCTCTTAGTCCGCCACTTCTGGTCGCCCCAGTTCTTTAACGACATCTGCGGCTTCTTCATTAGCCTTCCTCACGCTGCGTACGGGTTGATCTTCGGCTCGCTCTTGGGCCTCACGTCGTCGATGTCTTTGGCTTGCGGCAGATCGAACCAGCCGTCGTTCTTAAAGTAGATGATCGCCTGAGAGAACGTGTCAACATAGTCATCGTGCTGCGCGACAGGGAACTTAGACATCTGCTTGAGGAAGCTGTCAGCCCAGCTCACCGTCAATCCTTTATTCTTGCCCGACTCCGGGATCCAAAGCAAGCCCAATTCAAGTGTAGGGGCTGCCTGATGGGCGCGGGACACCTTGTCGGCGTTGCCGGGGTTGTACCCGACGACCGGCACCCTAGCCAGCCTGAGATCCTGAATCAGGGACTGACCCGACGCCTTTGCCTCGACCAGGATGCGGTCTGGCCTTCGAGCCCGGTTGTGCGGCGAGTCCTTGGTCATGCCGCCATACTCAGTCGACCAGTCCTTGATCGCCCGCGCTCTGAGCTCTGGATAAGACAGATGCTCGTCCCATGCGTCGATCAGCATCGCGTTGCGCTCACCCCTGTGGGTGAAGATCGCCCAGACCGTGCACGCGGTCGGATCGCCGGTCGTCTTCTCGGTGAAGGCGCAGTCGTACGACTGCAAGATGTATTCGAACGGAGGCAAGCCCTGACCCGACGGCCACATGTTGAAGTGTTGCGTCTTGAGTATGCCGCCCTCAGCAGGCGCGGGATCTTGCTGGAGCTGGCCTGACGTGCCGTAAGCGCCGAGCCGCGACTTCAGCGAGGCGATCTCCTTCTCGCCGAACCGCTCGGGGCAGATCAGCTCGCCCTTCTTCTTGCGAGGGTCGTACTCGCCGAGGCTGGTCCTGCGGGTGACGCCATCCCACTCCGCCGGAATGCAGATGTGCTCCCAGCCCGACATCTCGTCGAGGATCAGACCGCTGATGTCGCGCTCATGCAGGCGCTGCATGACGATCACCATGGCGTCGCGCTTGGGATCGTTCAGGCGGGTCGACCAGACCATGTTGAACCACTCGATCGCCGACTCACGCATGACGTCAGACTGCGCCTCTTGCGCTGAGTGCGGGTCGTCAAGGATCAGGCGGGAGCCGCCTTCGCCGGTCGCCGTTCCGCCGACGGACGTCGCGATCCGGTAGCCAGTCTCGCTGTTCTCGAATCGCTGCTTGGCGTTCTGGTCGCCAGCCAGGTGAAACAGATGGCCCCAGCGATCCTGAAACCAGGGCGACTGGATCAGGCGCCTCGCTTTGAGGTTGTCGCGGATGCTGAGCGTGCTTGAGTACGACGCGCAGAGGAACTTCTGCTGGGGCTGGGTGATCCACTCCCACATCGGCCACATGACGCTGACGATCGTCGACTTGCTGTGCCGGGGCGGGATGTTGATTAGCAGGCGCGTGATCTCGCCGCTCGTGACCGCCTCAAGGTGTTCGCAGATCTCCTCAATGTGCCAAGACGGCACGAAGTTAATGCCCGGCTCGACGACGTGCCAGCTTTGCTTCACGAACTCGTACAGCGACGCGGACGCCGCCCGACGATCGCGTTCCCAGTTCACCATCTCCAGCATAGCTTTGGGGTCGAGCGGTGCGTTCATTACTTGGCCGCCGCCTTGCTCAGCATCTTCTGCATCACCAGCAGCTCATCGTCGCTTAGACCCTTCAGGTTCATGGACGCGACCGTGATCGGCCCGCCGTCGGCGCCAGTGTGCTCTTGCGTGACCTTGTCGCCGTACTTGCGTGGCGCGGTCTTAGCCGCATGCCACTTGCGCGCGTCGATGCGGTTGCGCGCCCTTTGCGGATCCGTCTCTGTGTCCGAGATGTCTAGGATCTGCGCCGCAAACGTATCCTGCTGATCCTCGCGTGCGCGCGCGTAGGCTTCGGCGAACGCGGGCTGCTTCCTGAGCCAACCATAAACGGCATCCAACCCCGGCATATCATCATCAGAACAGATCGACGTGATCGTCCGCCCTTTGGAGATCATGACGCAAATACGCTCAGCGACGGCGACGGTATACGTCGACTTGGCTCCGTCCTGCTGCCTCAACTCAGGCGGTTTCTTTTTAGTCATTCGGCCTCCAACTTAACTTAACGTCCAGACGCGGACGGAGTGTGGGGGGACGCCCGCGTCTGGACTCTAGCCCTGGGGATGGTGCAGGGCTATTCCGGTGACTGTAACACATATTGCCCGAGCGGCGTATCGGAGAGCTGACCGAGGTACAGCTCAATCATCGCCCGCTCGGCTTCACGCTCTTCGACGGTCCTCTTCCGGAGCGCGACGATCTTGCGGATGATCTTAGTGTCGAAACCGTTTCCTTTGGCCTCTAAGTAAATTTGCTTGATGTCTTCAGCGACTGCGGCCTTCTCAGCCTCCATCCGCTCAACTCGTTCGATCACTGACTGGAGCTGGTTGTTGGTTATGTCTATCATGTTGTCCTCCATTGACGGCATCGAGGATGTACTGAGCTTGATCGAGGCAGTACTCACACAGCGTCGAGCACACGGGCGAGCCGGTGTACGAGCAAAGAGCCGTTGCGATTGTTTCGACCATTTCCCATCCTCTGGGGCGAACCTAGCAGCACCAGAAAAAAAAATCAAAAAAAGTTATCAACCCACTTGCATCCAGAAATAAGTTCCGGTAAGGTCAATTCATCGGCCCAGACCAACCAACCCCGGAGCCCAGCATGTCCTACGCCCCCTACTACAACACCCCCGCCATGACGCAGCCCGCCCTGAGCGGCCTGATCCATCACGCTGAGACGCGAGTGTTCTTTGAGTACAGCGCCCGCCCCGATGGTGACCGCCCCGGCCTGTCAGTGACTGATTTCCCTTCTCGCGTTTTCACCTGCGACGGCGATCGCGCCGCCCGCATCTTGAAGACCGTGGCTTATGTGGTCATCGACGAGGACGCCGACGGTGAGCCGATCGTCGAGAAATGGCCCCTCGCCAGTAACCGCGCCTACGCAACAATATAGGGGCTTCGGCCCCTACTTACCTAACAAGACCAACGGAGACCAACATGACCCAGACCCTGACGCAGACAGAGATCCAGACCCTCGCCGCCGTCTACACCGACGCCATCAAAGATGCGGTGACGACCGACGAGTGGAACGAGATCGTGAGGCGCAATGAGACTGAGTACAACGGCGCCTTCGACGCCACGCACGACTTTGTGGACGCGAACCACTATATCCTCGCGGCGTATGAGGAGATGTTCAGCACGGAGCCGTCTATGGATGAGCGCAACATGATTGAGCTAACATCAGCCGTCGATTACGCTCTCAAAACTTTTTTCAAAA